CAATGCAGATAGTTCATCAGCACGACCTTTGCGCCTAATGTTTGCTATTTGCTTATTCAAATCTGCCTCTATGTCATTGCCATTATTTGGTAGTATTGCACCATCAGCACCAACTGGAAATTGTTTTCTTAATTTTTCTCTCTCTTTTTCAACTTCATTTACTTGAAAATCAACTGAGCTTTTAATGCTTTTTTTAATACTTTCAGCAGTTGTTTCACGCCTATTAAATTGCTCTTGCTCAAAAGATTGGTCACTAGCCCTTAACTGCTTTTGCAACTGTAAGTTTAAGTCAAATATTTCACGTTGTGTTTGCTTTTCAAATGCAAGTTTCTTAATGGCGTTTTGCTCTTCTAGTACATTTATTTTACTTGCATTATCAGCAGCTAACTTTACTAACTCATCATTTTCAGATAGCCTTAAATTACGCAATGCCCTATTTCTTTGCGCTCTTGGCAAATCATTTATTCGCTCAAAAGTTTCCTTTATTGCTTTTTGCGCCCTTGCTAGTTCTACAGAAGATAGCCCGATATTTTTAATATCTTGGTTTAATCTGCCTAAGTTCTTACCCTTATCATAATCCAATAATGCGTTTCTTAACCTTCTATATACAGCCTCTAGTTCTAACAGTTCCGATATTTCAGCGTTTCTAGCCTCTTGTTCCGCATCAAATTGCCTTACTCTAGCCTCATATACCTTACCATTTTCTATGCCTATTGCCGTTGACCTTTGCACAGCAGCATCAAAAGTATTAAGCCCCCCAAAAGCCTCTGAAATAGACTTGTTAAGTGCGGTAAATGCTGATAATTGTTGTGTAAGTGTGCTATTAAGTGCGTCTACACCTTCTTTTGCTGCAAATTCAGCACTTCTAGCATCTAATAATTTAGCGGTGTATTCGATTATAGATGATGTGATTGCTGGTAATATGCTAAAACCAACACCGATACCTAAACCCGCAAGCGAACCTTGCAATATCTGCTTACCTGCGCCTAATCCAGTACTTACCCCAAATAGATTAGCAAGCAATCCGCCACCGCCACCGCCACTACCTTCGCCACCTGATACTGAAACGTCTTTGCCTAGTTCCTTTAATTCTTTGAGCCTTACTTGTGCCTTTTCAAGTTCTTTGTTAACGGCTGGTATGTCAGATTTACCAACTGTTTTTAAAGTAGCTGATAGTATTTTAATCTGTTGTTCTTGCGCCTCAATAGCACCAACTTTGCGTATAGTTTCAAATGGGGCTATTAGTGCTTTTAATTGCGCCTGTGCTACTTGTATTTGCTCACTGTATCGCTTAATTTGGTTAGTATCGGTTAGTGTTGCTTGCTCCTTAGTGGCTTGCATTATAAAATCCTTCAACTGTTGGATTTTACCAACCTCATCATCAATGGCATTAGTAAACGCCTTATTTGCTGTAAGTGATTTTTGTGCCGCTTGTGTCTGTGCGTCTATAGCTTTAGCGGTTGCAAGTATGGCTGTTGATAGTTTTTGCTGTTCATTGACATTGGTAGTCATTGACATTTTAGCCGACAAACTTTCCAATTTCTTTTCTAGTTTGTCGATTGCTGTTACCTGCTTTGCAAATTCATCTGTAACGCCTTTAATGCTATCCTTATTCTCAATCTCAAACCCTAATTTTGTTATCAGTTCTATTATATCAGCCATAATTATGTATATTTGCGTTTCACAAAAATAACTATATTTTATGCAACCACAGCAGAAAAGAAAAATCAGTGACGAAGGCGCAAAGCTATTTAATGAGTTTATTGCAAAAGAGATTTACACAATACCTACTAATCTGTTGCCAAAACAGTACAGTTTTAAAGCTGCGGTAAGGCAAGCATTAAATTGTGTTTCACCTGCCGCAATCGGTGTGCCACCTGCATTTATGATTGAAATGTTTAGCATTGATTGTAAGACATTTACACTCCAAACGTTCCATATCCTAAAGCAGATAATGGCACAAGCTACAGGTCGGGCAATGGGATTGCAGCCTACGCAATATTGCGAATACATACAGGTATTGGAAATACTAAATGAGGACTTCGCAAAGGTTTGGAACGCTACTATCGAACGTTTTGAAACTGAATACCCATTTGTTGATGAAGTTCAAGTAATAGATGTTGAACACAAAACAGAAGGTAAAACGATTGAGTTCCCTATTACTGGTCAAGCGTAGTAGAATAAAACGTACTAAATAAACTAGCTGCTTCATTTTGGGGCAGCTTTTTTATTAGTGGTATAGTTTTATGACCGCATGTATTTGCACCATGTACAGTAGCAAGGAAATACGGATTGTGATAGCTTGCAAACTTCATGTTCTGCATTACGTGCCAACCCTCATTTGTATGTTTATTTGGGAAACCACAAAAGCCATCACGCATATACACAAATGTAGCCTCAGCTATGTACCCAACATTATTAAACAAATGAAATGTGTTATTCGCTACATGGTGCATGTGAAAATTATGCAACCCTAATAGATTGTACTTTGATTGAGTAATTGCATTTACCGCTAATTCTACATATTGAGGTAAATAAATATCGTCACTATCGAAGTGAATTATAATATCCCCAATAGCAGCCCTAAATAACCGTTCTCTTTTCGTTCCTATGTTATCAGTGCTGTAATCATATAAATGCTCTACAATGCCACCGTATGTTTGATTACGTGCCATTTGCACACACCTATCATTAAAATCCTTACGGTCATGTGTAGTTGGGGTAACTATTGATACTGTCATCTTAGCCTTGTAAATTGATAAACACCTTTAACGTATTGGTTGTAAAAGTAGCCATAACTAGCAGTCTTTCTAAAGTGCTGCCACATCAGTAACGGAAAATCACGATATGAGTACCTACCATAATTAACCATGTCTACTATTAGTTCTTTACTCTTTTCATCGTAGCTAATTTCTGTAAACATGCTGCTACCTCGTGTTTCCATGTGTTCCCTAGCCATGATAAATGTAATTATGTTTGTTAATCAAATAGTCAACACCTTTGTGTGTCTGTGACTTTATGGCACGTTGATATAGATGCACATATTTTGCATTTAGTTCTAACTGGTCAAGTAGGTAAATGATTGATGTATTTACGCTATGTATGTGTTTTGCTTTCTGCATTACACTAGCCCAATCAAATAGCGAATATCCGTCTATTACTCTCATTTTAGTTGCATTTAGGAATGTTGGTACATTTGATTTTAGTTTGCAATCACTACCAAACATATCATTCACAAATGTATCGCTATTACCTACTAACTTACTCAATGCTGTTTCTTTCGCATCATCCCTTACCCACATTGCATGTTCTTTCCAATCTCTGTAGTCCATGCCGTACATATCATACTTTGACCGCATCCACTGCTCATACCCTACTTTCATAATGCTATCAGCCCACCTAATAGGGACAATGGTACATAAACCGTATTCAGCGTGATATATTTCTTTGTGCTGTTTAGTGTTGTAATCAATGCCTAGCTTAGTCCAATCGACAAATGTAACATCAGGGTAAGCCCTGTTAAGCCCTTCCACAAAATGGGGCATTACACCCCATACGATAGGATTGCCGTTCGCTATTCGCTTTATTAGTGTCATTGAGAACACAACATCACCCAATCCAAAACTTTGCAATGGTAGTACCGTCATATCCTTTTTAATGCTTTAAACTTACTGTTATTTACTATTGGCTTTTCAACCATGTTTAATACATCTGAATTGCCGTTAAAATCTTTAGCCTCATCAGGTGGGTAATGACCTAAGCTACTAACTTTCCCGATATGCTGTACACATGACGGTATTGTTATTGCAAACTGTCTTAAATTACCACTTAACGTTAAATCCCAATCTTTACCAGTACCTGACAATGAGCGCAACATGTGCCTTAAATATTGCTTATTGTCAAAACACATATTTATACCATTTGCATTACTTTTAATACCGTAATCTCCATGCAGACTGATAAACTTACGGTTGGGATTATTAAACCCACTGACAATTAGTCCGCTTTTCTTATGCACACTTACCATTCTATCAACAAAATCAGGCTTAACTATTGCATCACTGTCAAGGTTCATTATCAACTCATACCCTAAGCTAAAAGCATGGTCAATAACGCAATGTAATGCGTATTTAACACCGCTATTTTTGTGGGTTGATACATAAGTAACATTAGGTAAATTGAGCATCGGCATCTTAACCGTACTGCAATCATCTATTATAAATATGTGGTCGGGCATGGTCGACATTTCACACAATGACTGGTAGCATTGTGAAACGTAATCTGGGCGATTATACGTGGGTATTACGATTGCTGTTCTCATTTCGGTAGTAATAATAGGTCAAAACCTTCATTTAGTTTAACAAGTTGCTCAAACCTTTGCACATCTAACAACTCAATCCCATACAAATATACATTGAATGAAAATATAAAGTCCTTTAGTTTTGCTGTATCTGACCAAAATGGGTGCAACGATAAGTGAATAGGGTACTTGCATAGTATGTCTATTGCATTTGGTAGTATATCCACCTCAGCACCCTCAATGTCTATTTTTATCAGGCTTATATTTTGTGCATCTTGTATTAGTTTGCTTATGGTAATTGTATCCACTTCTTTACCACCAAAACCATGTACCAGCGAACTCATTGAGCTACCATATCCTCCATGATGATATAGTATTGCTTTGCCTGTGCTATTCCCAATAGCTGCGTTAATTACTTTACCGCTTACGTTGTTCAATGCAAAGTTATCAATCAAGTAACCATGTGCTATTGTGTCAGGCTCAACAGATATAGTATTTGCGCCATTCTTAGCTGCATACATTGACAATACACCATTCCATGCACCAATGTCAATGAATGTGCTATTTGGTGTTACAATCCTATCTATAATGTCAAATGTATGCTGTTCCCATGTTGATATATTCGCATCACACCAAAAGTCAGGTTGTGTATTACTGCTTATTTCTGTACCTCTTATTGTTGTTGTCATATATTTAGTTTATATTTTGTTTTGTTTGTTCTTTCTTCTTTTACCATCATTGTTATATGCCTTGCCGTATAGCCATATTCTTTTGCTACTTCGCAAATAGGCTTTATTTCTTGCGTTTCTGTATTTATTAATACATGAGATTGTTTGTTCTTTAACCCATAACTATGGTGGTATTGCCCCGACTTTGAAACGTTAAGCCCAATTAATCTTGCATGTCTGTTGTTCTCTGTTGATGAACACCATTCAAGGTTACAAAAACAATTATTTAATTTATTACCGTCTAAGTGATTAATTTGATTGTGGGGCGTGTTGTTGTCTATAAATGTTAAAGCTACCAACCTATGTACTGAATAGTTTTTACGTTTGCTATTTTTCATTAACAAACACCTTAAATAGCCTACTTTGCTTTTTGCTGGTTTTAATACGACTGACTTTCTTACAGCATCGTTTCCCCATTTACCATTTACAACCCTTTCTACACTCCTGATGTTGCCTTTATTTGAGGCTTGATAAAACCCAACATAATTAGGAATGTCTTTCCAAATTTCATTAACTTTGCACATATCTTTTGTTTTTAGCAATTCAAAGATACGAAAAAAGCCCACAATTATTAGTGGGCTTTTCTTATTTTTCGCACATAGCCATGAATGAATTGTTTAAATCTACACCTGATACAAATATATTTTTCATCTTCCTATCTTCTAAGTAATCACGTACTAGCTGTGGGAAAAATGTATGTATGTGTTTCCTATTTGAAAACACTCTCCAATATGTTTGAGAGTAGTCGGGTAGGTATAAAAACAATACACCGCCTATCTTTAATTTGCCAATCCAATAATCGAACGCATCAACCCAATTATCTAGGTGTTCTCCGCAGTGGCTCGATATGACATAATCATAGTTGATATTCGGGAAATTAAGTGCATGGTATTCACTGCAAATAACTGGGTCTATACATAACGCTTCAACTCCGTCAGCATCGACATAAGCCCATTCTTTGCGATTGCAGCCCACATCAACCCCTACCCCCTTACATACTTTTTGCGCAAATGGTCTGCAAAATTGCGCTGCATTACCTTCACATTGAAAGTGTGGATATTCTATACCGTTGTGCTGTATTGTTTTTATCATTAGCTGTTTTGTTTTGGATTAATATAATCTGAATATTCTATACTATGTGCTATTCGGTTGTACCATTCAAAGTAACTGCAATTCATAATAAATTCGGCTTCACTATGCTTGCCCCCTGCTATTCTCAACGCTGTTTGGTAATCATTCCTAAACATGGCATCTACTTTACTTATTGGGTTATCGGTTTTACTACTTTCAATTGTTGCTCCCGATTTGTCAAATATTCCTCTGCTGTCAAACCACGCAAGAGATTGCCGTATTCTGGCGTAAACGCTAAACCCATTTGCAAAAAAAAAGCGTAAATGTCGGGGTATTGGTTCGCTAAATCCATTTTCTTTTTCAACCATGCGTAATTGCATACATCAGGGTATTCATCAGCGTGTATCATAGCTATTGCACCCATTCTAATAGCACATAGTTCATCAACTGGATTGCGTAATCTTAACAACAAATTAGTGGCAATTACTGATACATTACTTCTTAATCTATCCTTTTGCGCTGTGTTGTTAGCCTCGTCTAGTAACTGCTGCGCAAACGCCTGTAATGTATCGGGGTCTATGCCCGACCTACTGAACTGGTCTTGTGCTGCCATTGCTAATTCTCTGCTCTTATGGTAGCTTGTAATGTCGGTGGGTTTATAAAATACGTGTTCACCGCATGTAAATGCGACTTCATAGTCGGGGTGCTGTTTTGCTGTAAGTGTGCTGTTCATTATGCAAATATAGTTAAATTCTAAATCGTTTACTATGGTCTTCTACTTCTCTACCTTGATTGTTAACTATTTTCATTTGTTTAACTGGCTTATCTGGTGGTAATGCTGCGATATTGTTAATTGTGATACCTTTAAGATAAGTCGAACGTACATGTTCATTATAGTATGTCTGAAAGAAATAACGCATACTATCGAAATAATCCATTTTATTCTCTCCCCTATCCTTTAATAGCTGACTACCTAATTTGTGGTTAATGTCAACCTTTGCCTTACGTATGTCAGCTATTAAGTTCTTGCAGCATGGGTCGATTGTTATATCATACTTGCCAAACATTACATTGCACAACATTCTGCTATCGAAGTGTTCTAAATTTGAACTATTTAAATGTAACTGAGCGTTTGACAAATGCAACAATGACTGTATCATTTGGTATGCTGTTTGATTGCGTCCTATGTCCTCATTTTGCCCACTTCTATCCCCTGTGACATAAAATATATGATTGGGGTAAGATGTCTTAATTTGGGCACATAATTCGTCTATTTTCAAATGACCTCCAAACTCATCAATACACCTACACCACCCACCATTACCAGCAACATTAGGCGAACGTTGCCAAACAGTACAACTCATTGGGTTAGCGTTAAAGTCAAAGGATAGGTATATTGGGAACGTTTCTATCACTTCAACTGGCTTAATGTGTACATCTTCATCCATTGCATATATCCAAGGGTGTTCATTCATATTCACATCCCAATTACCCAATACAAACACTTCATATTGTAAGCGAGGTAAGTTGTTAAGCGACTCCATGTAATCCTTATCCTCTGTAATATATGGGTTCTCATGTATCAATGCCGATATATACTGAAAGTCAGGCGGCAATGTACCATTTTTAGCCCTGTCATAAAATGTAGTCTTTACCCATCCCCAAGACGGATTGCACGTAAGCCCGATAAATGGCTTTGGTTTCTTACAGCCTATTGGCGGTATATGCGACCCGGCACGCTCAATAGCTTTGTAAAATGATAACTCCTGTAATTCGTTCGCCTCCTCTAATAAAAAGCCGTTAACCTCTAATCCTCTCCACCTGTTTAACTCCTTATCATCGTCATAGTTCTCAGCAAAGAATATGATCTGTGAACCGTTGTTAAATGTTACCGTTTGTGTGTCTTGATTGTACGACCTTACAAAGTTAGTAGGAACTAACTTATTAAATGATACTATGGTATTTCTCTTTAAATCAGGCAATGATTTGCGCACTACAGCCCATCGGCTATACGGATATACCTTGCATAACAAAATGAACGTACCAAGCCCACAAAACGTTTTACCTCCACGAATGCCACCACCATACAACGCATATTTAGTGACCTTATCGAATGCGAACTCAATAAACTTTTGTTGTTTTGGGAACGGCTCAAATAATACAACTTTATTCTGCATTACATGTTAATTTCGGTATCACCGATTTTAAAAACTTGTGTAGTAACGGTATTGGCATTTACTTCAATCTTATCTCCGTACTCTTTCGGGGCAAGTTTAGAGAGCAACCATTTAAGACTATCAATCTGTATTTTTAGCACGTTTACAGCCGCATTAATATTAATCTCATTGTAAACCTTATCACCTCGAATAGTCTGCTCCATTTCGTAGGTTAATCGGTTAATTTCAGCAGCTAAGTAGTCAATCTGATCACTTTTCGCACGTGCGTATTTGTCGATTCTCTCTTGTGTTTTCTCTTTATAATCTAAGAAACTAACCCTATTTATTCCGTATGGTTTCAATATGTGTACTAATCCTTGTGGCGTACAACTCATATCGTTGCAGACTTGATTAAATATGTCATCTGTTATCTGTACAGCGTTTGCGTTGCCCATAACATTGTATTTTATGCAAATATAGGTTAAATAGTATTCTGCACCAACCGAACCCCAGAGCCCCTTTGCGAACTGGTATTTTTGCGCCCCGATTTTAAATCATTTGGTGCTAAACTTACAGGTACTTTTATTTTGTCAAATTGTAATCAGTTGGTCAGACTGGCAATGAATTGACACTCACATTGCATCTGTTCTATCGCTCAGGTATCAATGCAAAAATACTAACTACTTTTCAATGTTGCAGTATTACAATAAAAAATATCTCAAAATAAATGTACTTTGTATTACATAATGGATTACCTTTACACTCTAAACACACAGATAATATGAAAATCACAAACACAGCAGACATAATTAGCATATTCCCTAATCTGCAAAAATCTGATAAGTTTAAAAATGCAATAGATGTATTTTTAAAAATAGCAAAAACACCAATTACTATAGACCATTGTTCTTTGTGGAAAGGGTATGAATGCAATGGAATTACTTATAGAACAAGAATAAATAATGGCAAAAAAGCTATTTTTATACAGAAAGTTAAAATCATCAACACTTCTGTTACTCAATCTGAAATTTCACTTAACCCATTAAAGTATAGAAGTGTTGCAGACGCTAGATGCGGTCAAATTAGTCTAAAAGGTGGGGAATATCAAGATATATTTACTTGTAGAGTTGAAAGTGTTGAAGATGTTTCATGGTCTAAAATAGCTAGTATTTTTGGTAAATTGCTAAAAGATGAAATCGAAAACATAAGCGATATTATATATGTTAGTGAATGTAGCAAGTGTAATGGGTTGGGCAAATTAGCTCACTATGCTCACATAGCAGAAGGTTTATGTTTTCAATGTATGGGTATAGGTAAATGGTTGAATATTGACAAATATAATCTACAAAAACTTAAATAAACACCACACAGGGCGCAGCATCTTACACTGCATTAAACACACAAAAATTTATATTATGAAACACCTCACAGAACAAGACCGCATATTTATCAACGATGTAGCAATACAAAATAACGTAATTATTAAGGCTGGCAAGTCCGAAAATGATTGCATAACAATTAGCCCAATAAAAAGAAAAGGGGATAGTATTTATGACGGTATGCAGATATTATATGAAGGTGGTTGTTATGAGGTATCGCAATACATGGCAGGTAAAAAAGAAAATGAGCTTCATATATACACCAATACCACATCATTAGCAAAAGCCTTAAATAGCCTATTAAAGGGCAATAAAGGTAGAAGAATAATCGGGAGGTGGTAATATGCTAACATACACCACCACACCCACGTACAAATACCACACTGCAAACGATTGGCAGGTGCGTATTTACCCACTATCTGATGGTTATAACGTTGTACTATGCAGACAATCACAAGATGGTTTATTCCACGATAAAAACCTTTGTAATCCAAACCATTGCGATACGCTTGAAGGTGCTGAACTGGTGGCGGAATTGTTGATGGGAAAATAATTTTTAAAATAGTTGTACTTTTATTTGGTTAGTAATACAACTTGAATTAACTTTGATAAAAATTAAACAAACACACAAAATGACACAGACACAAACAAACATGGAAGTAGCGCAAACAATACTAGCGCAATTAGGTGGTAACAAATTTATAGCTATGACAGGTAGTAAAAACTTTGGAGCTGGTGAAAACTATCTAAGCATGAAGTTAACACGTAACAAAATACAGGCTCAATATTTGACTATCAAATTAAACTCAATGGACACATACGATATGGAGTTTTTTAGTGTTGACAAACAATTTAATAGAAAAACTAAAGCAAATATCGAAGGTGTTTATTGCGATATGTTGCAAGATATTTTCACTCAATATACAGGGCTTTATACCCACCTTTAAAGTATTCGGGGTGCAGCATCCAACCAACTGCAAAACTTTTCAAAATAAATTAGGTTAGTAATTTAAAGTGTATTACTTTTACAATCACAAACAAAAACACACAGTTATGAACACACAGACAAACACAATCGAAGTAAACAACGAAGTTTACACAGTTACATCTTGCAGAATACAAAGAGCAAGCGGATATGGTCAGTACAAAGTAGTAGTTGTTTTTAAAGACAATAATGACGAGGAATTTTCACTGTCTTATCATTCTACAGATAGCCAACTATTTGACAATGCACATGGTGAAGATAATCACGATGAAATAGTATTTGAATCTGTAAAATACAAGATTGAACGGTCAATAGAAAACTTTGAACATTTAGTTGATTAATCACCGTATCTCACACACCACCCACCGAGCCGCTCTGTTCATTCAGGCGGCTATTGTGGGCAAAACTAAAACTAAAATATATGAAAATTACAGACAATAACGGATACCTTTTTTATCATATCGAAGATGGAGAAATAATAATTGACGATATAAAAGCATTTGAACAAAAAAAAGGTACAGGAAAAAAGTTAATTAATCAACTTAAAGATATTGCCATTGAAAATAGTATGCCTATATGCCTATGTTCTTGCCCTCAAGATGACACAATTACTCAATCTGAATTAGACCAATTTTATTTGTCATTGGGATTTACAAATATTGGTGCTGACTTATTTAGCTGGGAATTTTAAACAACAATTTTTAACAATCAAAATAAAAGCATATAATATGAACAATTACAAAATAGGGCAAAAAGTAAGAGTAATTACCGCAAGTACAGGAACTGATTTAAATGTAAGCGGTTGGATAGGTGAGATTATAGAAGTACAATCTGATAACTTTATAGGTATTAGATTTGAAAATTACCCACTACTTTACTGCTTTTCTGATGACGGAAAAGCATTGAATGTAGAGATACTAGGGGCTGATGCAGATAAGCCCGTAATGTGGCGTAAAATTGACGCAAATGACCTACCGATTGATACTGTTGTAGCTATGCACATTGATGAACCTACGCAAATGTTTACAGGTACTTTAGAATTGAATAGGTATGATGATATAACTATTTATATTGGTAACGGTAAATACTTGTCAAATTTAACCCACTACATACCACTATCCGACCTTACAAGCCTACCAATAGAATAGGCTTTACCCCCCCCACGGTTTTTTGGAAAAAAAAATTACACCCCCTTAATTTTAACCACATGATACGCAAAATAATAATATTTCTAACGCTGCTGATACTTGCGGCACTAATTCAAAACTTTTAACATGCCTAGAACAATAATCAGTAAGGTAAAGGTTTTACAGTTTTACCCCGATGCGGAGTGTAAAGAAAGCACTCGTTTTGAAGGTCATTTTTATATAAAAATACCCAATTTTATAATACCATATTTGCAAACTACAGAACCCAAAGCATGGGCAAACGCTTGGCAGATAATCCGAGCTGAACAACGAAAGAAACAAGGTAACGCACCAAAAGAAATTACCACTATTAGAATAAAACCCACCGTAAAAGCTAACATAATAAAAAAACATGGTAGCGTTCAAAAGTGGGTTGATAGTATGACCACCGCAATATAGCTTTAAACCCCCCTAATCTTTCGATTACGGGGGTTTTTTATTGTAGGTAGGTGTTATCCCCACTGGTCTGCCATAGCCTTTGCAATGCCTTCAAAGGTCTTAGACCTATTTTTTTGCCTTTCTTTACCACCTTTATTGTACCAATTCCCAGCTACTTTTGTTGACTGCCTTTCTTGTAATATGTTTGTTGGTTTTAGTTTTGGTAATCCCTTCAACCATAAACAAGTAGCTTTTTTATAAGGGTGTCCATATTCATAAGGTTGTATAATTTGGTCATACTTAGGTAATCCATAAATAGTTGATGGTATTGGATTTTCTACGCAAATCATATCACAATCGGCATTCAATATAGCCATAAATAATGACTTAGCATCAATACCTTTGTTATATCTTTCAGTATTCAATACGCCTTTTGGATATAAATGAACTGCGCCAGCATTAGATAAAAATGTGCAAGGTGGGTGTCCTATAATTAAATCCCATTTTCTGCTATTTATCACTTCTAATACGTTTTTTTGTATGTGCCATTCGGGATAGCCAAACATGCTGCATGGCTGCAAATCACAGCTATACGCCTCATGTCCTTTATCCCTAAACGCTTTACATACTGTTTGGCTTTCTTCGCAGCCTATTAATACTTTCATTGTTTACATTTTTCAAAGTGGAAAATTACATCGTTTGTTACATCTGCTACCATACCGTAATCTTTACATAGGTTGTACTTGCTACTTAGGGCATTAAGTGCATAATATTGACTTTTAATTATAGAACGGTACTGCTCAATACTTTTACTCCCTTTACGCCTTTTACACCTCATACAGCTAGGGTATATGCTATCGGGTGTGGGGTCTAGTTTTAATGTGGCTAGGGTTAGGTTGTTACCGCAATATGCACATTTGCAGTTGTACTTGTTTAGCACTATAAGCCGTTCCGATTGTGGTATTCTGATTTGTGTTTTCATGTGTTTATTTTAAAATGGGATATCTGATACTTTTTTATTTATACCTGCATGTGGGTTATCGGGAATTTGCTTCATAAATGGGTCAGGCTCTCCGATTGCCTCATATTTGCGCCTATCAATGTTATACTTAAATTCTGCCATGCCTATTTTACCCAACCAACTATAACGCACTTTTTGAACATATATTTGTACGGTTTCGGTATCTCTGTACACTACTATTCCGTTATCTGCTTTGTTGTAGAAATGCGCACTACCTGAGATACTGTAAAGGTTTGGAACTTCATATTTACCATTAACCTTTGGCATCTTTGTAGGGTGTGCAATTAGGAATAAATGTACATTGTATCTTATGCAAAACGCTTTAATTTTGGTAAGTGCATCGCTTACATATTTTGTTTCGCTTTGTCCGTTTTGTGCCTTGTATTCGATGTAGTTCCAAGGGTCAATTAATACCCCTTTAATTCCACGCCTTAACACCAATTCAGCGCACTTTTCAAGTATCCCATCAAGCGTAACATCTATGGTGTTTATGTTAATAAAGTTAAATCTATCAGATACAAAGTTAATAGCATCTTCATACTCTGTTACATCTATCCTATCAGTTTCTTTATACCTTTTAGAAAAAGCCTTCCCAGCGTGTTTTTCCATTAGCTTAGTAACGTGTAGACTTGCAGGTTGATTTTCAAAACTACATACCGCAAATCTCCAATCATGTACCCTAGCAAGTTCAGTAATTATGTAGTCTGTAAACTCGCTTTTCCCTGCTCCGGGCGTTCCTGTAATCACTGTAAATTGCCCTAACATAAACTGTAGCAAGTTATCAAAGTTGGGAATACCACATTTAAAGCCATTTGGATAGCCGTTCACATAAAAGCTATGCACATCTTTATAAATATCATCTACATTTACTATACCTTCTATTGGAAATTCTGTAGCTGATGTAATCGCATTTAGTACCGCATCTGAATCATGTTTAACAAGTATCTCATTAGCATCTTTGCAGCCTTTGTAGTCCGTTACCATATAGCAACGGTCATACCCTAACCGTCTACCTAATTCATCACGTAACCGCCTACCTGCATCATCATTATCGGTAAAAATAACAATCTGCTTTATGTGTTCAAATTCTTTGTAGCAGTTATCTAAGTATTCCAACTTCATAGCCCCTGTAACATTTGCACCGTTTGGTACGGAAACAATGCCATTCTTAAACCCCGATTGCGCCACACTTAATGCATCAATTTCACCTTCAACAATTACCGCATACTTTGCATTTTTAAGGCTATCAAGGTTGTAAAAAATTAACTCCGCATCTTTCTCAAGTTTGAAATCCTTATCCTTTGCCCGGTACTTTACATTTATCAATTCGCCATCCCGAAAATAGTTAAAGCATATCGCCTCAACTTCTGATTTTGTTTTTGGCATCCACTCTAATTTTGTGCATACCTTAAAATCAGCCAAAATTTGCCCCGATATTTTCCGAGAGGTAAAGTAGGTAAGGGCAAGGGGTGAAAGGTCAAATTTAGGCTGCTGTGGGCGTTTATACACACGTTTTGGCTGTGGTTTATCTTCCTCGATTGGGATATTGTACCTTTTTGCCAAAATTTCTAGTGCTTCGGGGTAAGTTTTGTTTTCGTGCTTCATAACGAACTCGATAGCATCGCCACTTGTACCACATCCAAAACATTTGTAAATTCCTTTTACTGGGTGAACTTTGAATGAAGGGCTTTTTTCGTTGTGGAAAGGACAGCACGCCTCATAGTCTGTACCGCTTTTTTTAAGTTTCACATAATCCCCTACCACCTCTACTACGTTTGCAGCCTGTTTTATCGCCTCTATTGTGTATGTTGAAATCATTTGTTATTACGGTTGTGCCAGTTCTTAATGGTCAAGTATGCGGATATGTTTTTTTTGTGCAAATCCTTATAATTTTCCATTGCCTGTACTTGTTGAAAAATAGCATCTTTGCCTATTTCGTTGTAAAGTTTATCGTATTCGTCTGCTGTTATTGGCTTTTCCATAGCCATTACTCTAGGTGCATTGCCTTTCGTGTACGCCCAATCAAAAAAGCGTTTATAATTTTCAGATGCGTCAGCATCGGCAATAATATCTTTCTTTTCTTTTCCTTTTATTTCCTTTCCTTTAATAGCATTGCCTTTGCTTTGCTTTGGCAATGCGTTCGCATTACCCCAACGTAAATTTGCTGATTCTCTTGCTTTTATAGATTTACTATTTCTTTCATCTAAACGTCTTTGCGCTGATTCAGAACTAATAATACCATCCTCTATTTTGAATAGCCCAAAATCATTAATTACGCTTGTAACAAGTTCGCAATCCGCTCGCAAGTCAATGGCAATGCACTCGTAATCCAATGGCAATGCGTTCGCATTTTTATACAACTCCTCGACTATCGCCCAAAACAAACCGTACCCCTGATAGTTGTGTTTAATTATAAGTTTTTTAATCTTATAATCAACTCTTGTATTGTAATCGTGGCTAAACCATTCTTTATTCATGGCTATTATCTTTAGTAGGGTTAATGAAATTGAATGAGAATTTATTACCCCATTCGTTACAGTGTATGTCAAAGTCAACATCATAGTATTGCCCGACATCTAAAGCAGCACACATTTTTGCAGGTATTGGTAAATGAAACTTATCACGCTTTATGCAGAATGTGCAAAGAAATGAACCGTAAAGGTGTGGCTCAATGTCAATTAGTAAGGCTTTGTGAACCGTCATAAAAATAAAAATGCCCAAAGGGATTGCTAGGTGGAATAGGGTAGGCAACTTTATGCAAACCCGACTAGCAGCCCCTTTGGGCTAAAATGTCGTTAATTACTCAGCATCTTACCTCTGAATATTGTACCGCTAAGATAGGGTATTTTGTTGAAATTACCTAAATTATTTTATCTTCCAAATACTAACATTGCTGCATCTCTACCATGACTGTTAGTTCTACCTTCCCAACCTGTTACAGCCTTAAATTTATCAGCATCAAATTTAGTTATTGCCTTTTTAGGTCTTACCATTTGATAAGGAAATTTAAAATCTGTTAAAAAGTCTTCCCACATCTTAGCATCACGCTTAACACTACCTGCGCCCTGTAATTTAGCCTTATCAGTGTTAAACCTTACTTGCCTTGCATCCTCAACTATAACCATACATTCATTACTGTAGCTGTCATTG